GGAAGAACGGTGGACGCTACACCAATGAAAGCGTTGCCATCTTCGTAGACTTTGAAGTCTATTGTTCCTACGTTAAACATATTCCGTCTCCTTTCCTATGCTTCCAGCTGCATGAAAGGACTGAAATCATACTCAAGCATGAATTCAATCTCCATGAGCGGTGGCGGTACAGTAAGGAAGATGTGCACACGGATAAGACCTGCCACGAGTCTCTCATGCGGGTTCTCTTCCGGTCTGAACACGATCCTTCCACCGAGTAGATATGCACCACCGATCAGTCCGTTGAGCCATATGTTTGAGCCGTCGACAATGCTGTCGATCAAACGCGGGATCTGCGGCTTGTCAAGACTTCTCCAGTGTGTCCGGATAAACGTGTTGCCTATCCAGTCAAACATTCTCCTGATCGGGATGAAGTAATCTTTAACATCTTTACTCTGCGGATAACACGCAGTGAAGTTGCCCCAGGTCGTCAGTCCATTGATGAAGTTCAATGCGGTAACGACACCGAAGCTCTCTACGATGTTAGCCTGTGCATGGCTGATCGGGACGGGTGTGCCGTCTTCGAGGATTATGCAGTCAGCCATAAGCTGTTCGTTCGACGGTGATTCATAAGGAATACCGTTATTGCTTGAATCGACTGTTGCCATGACTCCAGCCAGGTGTGTGCTGAAGTGGAAAACCTTGCCATCGTTGCCGAGCATTGGCCAGCATGCGATTTGGTTTTTGCTTGTGATGTTGTTCTTCGCTTTGATCGCTGCGACCTCGTCAAACTTCCGAGCACCGACACCGGTTGCAGTATCAATGTCGATCAACGCTTTTGCTTTAAATAAGCCTTGCGCTTTGAGCGTCATGATAGCTGCCACAGTCGCGTTCTTTGAGAAGCCGGGTGCGCAGATCAGGTCGGGAATGAGTCCTGTATGTGCAAGGCACATTTCGATACTCTCAAGTCCGACCGATACGGTATCGTGTACAACGCTTTCAGGCGTTACTTTTGTGTACGCTACATTGATCTTGTCTACACCGTACACCGCACCTGCAGAGAGAAGCTCAATGACGAGCGCGGATCCGGAATAAAATGCAACGTAGTCTTCACCTTTAACGAGTGCGTCACCGATACCGCCAACTTCTTTGACAACCAGTGTGTTGTCGCTGATCGCTTCTTGCGGTAAGGTTGCTCTGTTATCGGAGACAGCAACGTCTTCTGCTGATACGATCGTCTTCATTGTTTCTGCATTAAGCAGATTGCAGAAGATAACCGGGCTCTTTCCATAGAGCTTGAAATGCGAGTACATAACCTCGCAGAGGTTGTAGTTCTTCCAGTCGTCGGAATAGCCGAGCTTCGCTACGGCTTCGTTCCAGTCTCTGCAGAGCACAGGTACACCCACGGCTGCGGGTGACGTTGCACTTTGTACCGGAGCTGCACCAACGACAAAAGGAATGCTGACAGGAACAACAGTCGGTGAGCTTATACTCGTCGGCTGTTCCTGCACGCTTACGCCATGACTTATCATTTTTTGTACCTCCTAAATTAGTTGGCCGACAAGCTGCGTGTAGTTTTCATACAGCAAGGTGCCGGGTTTTTCGATGTTTGCTCTGCCTGTGGCTACCTCGTCTCCGGGGACGATCAGCTCTGCAACAAGTGGGAATTTCTCGATCGTGTCCTTGTTGGCTTTGAGCGCTTTACTCCTCGCGACGTTGATAACAGCTCCGTGCTGCAGAGCCATCCTGATGGACGGTCCTAAATAAACACAAAACCCGCATTCTTCTTTTGCAGGTTTTGTGATCGGAGCTTTATTTTTGGCAGGCGGGGTTTTCTGTTCGGCTGTACCTTCCGGAGTTTCAGCCTTGTCATTTTTAATTGACATGTGAGAATACCTCCCTTTTAATCGCGGGAATCGTCCATGTCGAGACATATTCACCCGCGTAATATGATTGCAGTTGTCCCTCGTCGGGGTAGATGATCGAATCCAAACCGTCCTGCAGGTCGATCTGGTACCGATCGTCGAGCACAACTTTCTTCAGTACTTCGACACGGAATCGCTCCATGAGGTTAAGCAGCATGAGCGCACCTTCCTGTTCGTCCTCGTTATATACACAGAAGATCGAACGTATAACGGTTTTTGCGTCAGGCTGCTGTCCCGGGTTCTGTGAGTCCCTGCCGGTTATGACTGAATGAATGATGTACGGTGCAGCTTTTTGAGATGCAGAGCTTTTGGTCAAACGCATTTTGTAGATATCCGCGGCTCTTGGTGGTGGTTGCTCAGTATCATCCTTTTGCATTTTGACAGGCATAATGAGATCCTTTGTTATCTCTTCAGTGAATGTCTTCAGCGTTTCAAGTAAATATATTTTTGTCATGCTATCCTCCACCGCTGAGCAGTCGCCAAACTTCATGCTCAATGCGTTCATCAAATGTTTCCTGGATGATCTCTGTCATGGCGTCGACAACTTCATCGTTTGCCATCATCTGAGCTGTACTCGGACCAAACTTCTGTTCGACCGGTAAACGCGCTTTACCGACACGCTCAAATACTCGTGCAGGTCCAAACACTCTTGCAACGAAAGCGCTTTGAATAGAGCCGCCGCCACCGCGTTTTACCTGTGCGGTCAGAGTACCGCCTTTCGCGTACTTCACTCTGAAATCAATGAGCGGGATAACGGATCCGCGGAAGTTAAGACTCAGTGATGTGAGTCCACCGCTGCCACCTCTGACGTCGGTTGTAGTGGTTACGTTTTTCATAAAGTCGCCTTTACTGATAACGTATTCTTGTGCAGCGAATCTTCCGGCTTCGGTTTTAGCGCGTTCACCGGCACGTTTGAGTGCTGCATGTGACGCTTTAAAAACACCATCAGGTACACCTGCCAGTATCTTGTTAATGCGTTCAAGGTCCATGTGACCGACTTCACGTACTTCTATTCTCGCTCTGCTCATTCGTCGATCGCCTCCAGTACAAGTCGCAGCATACCCATAGCACAACCCGATTGCTCGATGTTGTATTCCATGAAGTAGCCACCGCCACCTTCCTGATAGTTGATTTGAATAGGACGTCCTTTTTCCGGCTTCACACCGTTAAGGTCACTGAGCGCACAATGCAAGACACCAGTCGCCATGAACAACCCTTGGGTGTTATCGCGCCTGCCGTCTTGGAGAATAACTGTGCGTCGATCTATTTCAACCACATCAGCCAGGATAATCGGAATATCAGTATACGTTTCACCGTCATACTTAACGGTGCGCAGATCTGCAAACTTTTCCGTGTCTAGAAAAACCCGCTTGTTTGCAGCTTCTACCATTTCTTTGAAGCCCACTAAGTCACCGGCTCGTCAGCGCCCGGGGTCGGAGGATCTTCGGCGTCCTCGACATCCTCATCGTCCTCGTCCTCTTGATCGTCGGAATCATCCTCATCGTCCTCGATATCTTCCGTGTCTTCGATATCTTCTTCATCTTCGATGTCCTCGACATCCTCGTCGTCGATAGTCTCCGCTTCTTCAACTACTTCGTAGGTCTCCTTATCGACTTCGACCACAGCTGCATGCTTCGCTTCGAGAGCTTCCCAAATAGCTTTACCGCGTGTCTCTCTGTTCGTTGTTTCTCTCAAATCGACACCGAGACGCTTTGCAATGCTCTCATGCGTATCTTTATTCAGCCTTGTGATCTGTGATTGGTTCAGCGTTTCAGTAATTTTACCCGTGTTGTCACTTGTATCTTTTTTGCCTGTATCAGCCGGAGTGTCTTTCACATACTTTGCAACGCCGCGGCTTACGAGACGCTTTTCTGCTTTTGCAGAAAGAGAGAACGGTTTGTCTTTTGAGGTTTTCTGCTCGACATTACCGTTCTCGTCTCTGACACCAATGGTGCCTGATTTAACTATAATCATTTTATGCTCCTTTACTTAGTCAAAGACTTTTTTGGCCACTCTCCACGGACTCATTCTCTTGGGCGCCATAAGCGGCTTCGAGGTCAAGCGGACTTCCTTTGTATCGTGCTTTTTGTCTGCGTCATACTTCGGCACACGCTTGCCTGCATGGGTGTAAAACTGTTCATCATCTTCCATTTGTGTGACACCACCATAGATTGTGTGTCCGCAGTCCGGAGCTGTTACGATAACG